CGTTCGTTCACATTTCAAGAATTTTCGCAACGCTATGCTGATAGTTCCCTACTCTCAAAGGCGATCCCCCTTCCAGAACTCCGTCGTCAGGACACGAAGAATCGTCAGAACAGTATTGACGACTTGGATCCGCTCATCATTGATAGGTTGGAGAAGCAGATGAATACTCTGTTTGATTCTTCAATGGCACTCTATCAACAGATGCTTGAGGCTGGTGTTGCAAAAGAATGTGCTCGCAATGTTCTTCCTCTGTGCACTCCTACTCGTATCTACATGAGTGGTTCTTGCCGTTCTTGGATTCACTATATCAATCTGCGTTCTGCCAATGGAACACAGAAAGAACACATGCGAGTCGCAGAAGATTGCAAGAAAGTATTTGTAGAACAGTTCCCTACAGTTGCAGAAGCCCTTGAGTGGGTCTAAATATCACTATATCTTTTAAATATTATGCCAACTTATCCTGTAAAAAACTTGAAGACTGGAGAGACTAAAGAACTCTCTATGACTATGAAACAATACTCCGAGTGGAGAGAAGAAAATCCTGACTGGGATAAAGACTGGTCTGCTGGTTGTGCTAGTCCCGGTGAGGTAGGTGATATGCAATTCAAGGGTGAAGCAAATTCAAGTGGGTGGAATGAAATTTTAGATAGAGCATCTAGGCAACCTGGTGCAAACGTCCGTAAAAACCGCGATTACAGTTTCTAAATGCCAAGAAGAAAAAAGAATCCTGATCAACCCATTGGTGTTGGGTTGACCGTGAAACAAATGAAGAGGAAGAAACCCATCAACTTGGACTTGATGAGGGACATTGATCCTCTAACAGAGAATCAAAAGTTACTGTACAATGCATATGATGGTGGGAAGAACATCGTTGCATATGGCGCAGCTGGTACAGGTAAAACATTTATCACACTGTATAATGCACTTCAAGATGTTCTTGATGAGAACACCCCTTATGAAAAGATTTACATCGTAAGGTCTCTTGTAGCAACCCGTGAGATTGGTTTCCTTCCTGGAGACCATGAAGATAAGTCATCACTCTACCAGATTCCCTATAAGAATATGGTGAAGTATATGTTCGCTCTTCCTACAGATGCGGACTTTGAGATGCTCTATGGTAACTTGAAGACTCAAGGAACGATTAGTTTCTGGAGTACATCATTCATTCGTGGTACAACTCTTGACAAAGCAATCATCATTGTAGATGAATTCCAAAACTTGAATTTTCATGAACTTGATAGTATAATTACAAGAGTTGGTGAAGATACCAAGATCATGTTCTGTGGCGATGCAACTCAAACTGATTTGCTCAAACAGAATGAGAGAAATGGTATCATTGATTTTATGAGAGTGTTGCGTTTAATGCCATCGGTTGAACTAATTGAATTTGGTGTTGATGATATTGTCCGTTCTGGACTTTGTAAAGAGTACTTGCTTGCTAAATTGGAATTAAATCTATGAGTTTTGTTCATCATAATTTTTTAGGTGATATTGAATTAGAAAAGAAAGAAACGAATGGCATCCGTCTCTACAATCTTCCCAATGGAGACTGGGTGCCTTCGATTACTTCTGTAACTTCTTTTTATAACCGACAGATCTTCGTCAAGTGGAGAGAGCGTGTTGGTATTGAAGAGGCAAATCGTATTACCAAAAAGGCAACTGCAAGAGGTACAGACTTCCACCAAGTTTGTCAGGATTATCTTGAGAATAAAGAACTGAACTGGGATGATTATCAACCCCTAACAAAGTTCATGTTCTTTCATGCCAAACCTTACTTGGACAAGATAAATAATATACATGCCATTGAAAGAACCCTTTACTCCGAATACTTTGGTTTGGCAGGTAGAGTTGATTGCATTGCCGAATATGATGGCGAACTAGCAGTCATAGATTTTAAGACATCAGAAAAGATTAAACCCGAAGCATGGATTGAAAATTATTTCGTCCAAGAAATGTTCTATGCTTCTGCATACTATGAACTAACAAACATTCCCCCCGTAAAACTTATCACTCTCATGGTCACTCCTGGTGGCGAAGTGAAAGTATTTGACAAAAGGAACAAAGGGGATTATATTAAATTGTTAGTACGATATATTAAAGAATTTGTATCTCACAATACTGGGCAAAATGGAGAATGAACTAGAAAAAGCATTCGAGAATAAGTTTTTCTGTCCCTCTCGCTTTGCACAAGAAATTGAGTCTCTTGTGCAAAAACATTCGGACATGAACTATATTGATGCGATTGTTTATTTCTGTGAGATGAACTCCATTGATTTAGAATCCGTACCTAAACTTATTTCCAAACCGTTGAAAGAGAAGATTAAGTATGAGGCTATGGAACTTAACTTTCTCAAGAAAACTTCCCGTGCAAAATTAGTTTTCTAAACCAAAAAGGTAGAAAAAAATTTTCCGGCAAAAAATTACTATATTACTTTTTGATGATGCCGTTCGATGCCTATAAATGTTATCTGTCCTTGAAGAATCATTTCACCAAGGACAGTTATGACTACCACAAATACTGTGGTAAAAGTCGTGCTACTGTTCAATCCTTTTACAAACGCAAAGATCGTTTTTGGTTTGAGAAACTAGCACGAAACAAAGACGATAAAGAAGTTGTTGATTTCTTTGTATCTAACTTTATCACCTGCACTGATCCAAGTAAGCTTTGGATAGGAGAAATGATACGCGAAGGTGAAGGTAGATACACTGAATGGAAAAAAAGAAATCAATCACTCTCCTATGTTTTTAGAGAGGAGAGTGAAAGGTTGTTTGGAAATCAAAAAGTAGATGAGGTTTTTGACTGCTCAAAAGGTCATCCACCCATTCTTAAAATGTTCCTGAACGGGACAATTAGTATAGAAACACTAGTGATATACGATAGAATATTCCTGTTCGGGAACAAGTTTGATAAGAAACTTTTAGATCCAGTGTGGGAAACCGTCAGTATGAGAATGAAAAAATATTCTCCGTTTCTAAATATTGATGTACAACGTTACAAGAAAATTCTAAAGGGTGTGGTTCTAGGAGAGGTATGAGTTTCTTTGATTCAGAATTTGTAAAAGCAGAGATGAGTGAAATTTCTGAACTTCAAGAAGAGGTGTATGGAAAGTTTATGCACTTCCCATACATGAACAATGAAGATAAACTCTACCATGTAAATCTTCTAGAAAAATTAATTGACAAACAAAAAGTTCTTTATACTCGTTTGAGTTTGTCTGATGACCCCGAAGCAATTGAAATGAAAGAAAGAATCTCTGATTCTGCTGTCATGATGGGACTTCCATCTGATGTTGACATGAACGGTGTCTTTAATAAGATGTCGGAAATGCTCACCATCATGAAAAAACAGATTGACAAGGGTGCTTGAGCATCCTATAATAACGAAGTACACAAAAGCCAAATCCGTACAAAATCCGAGGTAATCTAATGTCTTTTGCAGATCTCAAGAAGCAATCTTCTCTTGGTTCACTGACTTCCAAACTGGTAAAGGAAGTAGAGAAGATGAGCAACACTTCTGGTGGCGGTGATGACCGTCTCTGGAAACCCGAAATGGACAAGACTGGCAATGGTTTTGCAGTCATCCGTTTCCTGCCTGCCCCCGAAGGTGAAGAACTTCCCTGGGCGAAGATCTACTCCCATGCATTCCAAGGTCCTGGTGGTTGGTACATTGAGAACTCTCTGACTACTCTTGGTCAGAAAGATCCTGTGTCCGAGCACAACCGTGAACTCTGGAACAGTGGTGTTGATGCAGACAAGGAAACTGTTCGTAAGCAGAAGCGTAAACTGTCTTACTACAGCAACATCTATGTGGTGAAGGATCCTACCAATCCTCATAATGAAGGTAAAGTCTTCCTGTTCAAGTTTGGCAAAAAGATCTTTGATAAGATCATGGAAGCTATGCAACCTGAATTTGAGGATGAAACTCCTATCAATCCTTTTGACTTCTGGCAAGGTGCAAACTTCAAGTTGAAGATTGTGAAGAAGGATGGTTACTGGAACTATGACAAGTCTGAATTTGATCGTGTCTCTCCAATCCTGGACGATGATGATGCAATGGAAGCAATCTGGAAGAAGCAATACTCCCTGACTGCTCTGACTGCACAAGATCAGTTCAAGACCTATGAGCAACTTGAGAACCGTCTGAAGATGGTTCTAGGTCAGAAGTCTGCTGCTCGTCCTCGTCTTGATGAAGAGGTTGAGAATGAAGATGATGATCGTGGTTCGTTCACTCCTAACTTCAGTTCACGCCGTGAAGAACCAGTTGCTGCTGCACCTGTAAGTTCCTCCCGTGATGAAGATGAAGATGATGCTCTGTCCTACTTCCAGCGTCTTGCTGACGAGTGATTATTGAAATAGTCTGATATTGTCAGCACGTTTGAGGGTTTCACTCACATACTGGGTGGAACCCTCTTTATATTGCATCATTTCTTCTAGGTCATCAAAGACGATATTTAGATACTCGTTCTTGAGAAGGAATATATTTCTCTTTTCATTGTTTAATTTTTCTTCGTACTCATAGTTCGTGATGGGAACTGCGACATTAATTGTTACTTGTTTCTCATCATAATAATCATAGTAACTTACAGTTTGTGTTGCTTCTACTGTAATTCCTTCTGGAAAGATGACTACTCCTTGACTATTTCTTACCTCTTTTGATTCATAATGATGGATTCCATTGTAGATTAAATTATAATTGAAGAGATATTTTTGAGTTAAGTATGTATCAAATGATTGTTGTGACATGGGCCATTCATCATAAACATTGATGATGTTGTTTGATGTGAGAACAACCCAATCTAAAGTAGCATCCCCATAAACTTCATATGCAACATTGTCTGGTCTATCATCACCTATAATTGTATATTTCTCAAAGAGAGTTAAGTTCTCAATGATATCTTCACGCAACTTTCCTTTCTTAAAAAGGTTCTTTACGGCAGTGTAATCTGATATGTTTTTTCCATCGCTTGTGCGATTAACATAATCAAAGTTTGGTAAGTTGCGGAAGTAAGGATTTGCCATTTTAGTAACCTAATTGAGTGTCCTTATTATCATCAAGTTTTGTGTAATCATCATTAAAGATTGGATCAAGTTCTTGGAAAGACATGCTCAATTCATAAGAAACCATCTTACCATCACGGAATGTTGCATAGTTTCCGTCTGGTGTATAGTTCACGGTTAAACTTTTCAGTGCACAGAGTTTAAACTTATTTAAGAATGGATGGGTGTCATCATTGTGAAGGTATCTTATTTGAAATGTGTGTGGTGATTTTAAAAATAAATTGGAACTACTTCT